AACCTTGTCGGCCGCGGCTTTATCAGCAGCGGCCTTGTCCGTGGCAGCCTGATCCGCCGCGGCCTTGTCCGGAACCGCTTTGTCGGCAGCGGCTTTGTCGGCGGTAGCCTGGTCAATCACTTCCTTTGCAACGTCATCGGGTTTGCTCATGATTATCCTTCTCTCTCGTTTGGTTCTTCATCGGTTTCACTCGCCATGTTCTCGATCAGGCCGAGCATGACCGACATGCCCGCCGTGATCCCGTAATCGTGGGGCGTCCGTTCGGCCACCGAGAGCGCCCGCCCGGCCGCGACATCGTGCAGTGTTAGAAGGAACTTCGTGCCCGACGGCGTTTTCAGAAACTGCAGGAGCTGTTTCTGGTCCGCGTCCTTCCAGGGTTCGGGCGCTTCGTAACGCGCCCTCGGCAGCGGCAGCTTGCGCCCCGTGGTGTCAAACGGCTGCATTCTTGACCTCCTTCGTTCCCGGCCCGGATTGGATCCGGCGGGCCAACTCAGTATCTACGGTGTTGAAGATCCAGAGCATGAACGCCTTGACCGACTCCGGCCCGAGCGTCTGCGTCATGCTTTCAATGACCGGCGCGAGCTGCCCCATGTTCGTGAGGCTGGCCAGGGTGCGGTGCTGGTTGACCGAGCGGCCCGACACGCCGGTCGAGATGCAGTACTCGCCCGACCACGCGGGCTGCGCGAGCACCGCGCCGCCCGCGAGCGTCAGCCCCGTCTTGCCGCCCTGCGCCCGCGCGTGCCGCGATATGAAAACCCACATCATCGAGAAAAGCTGCGCGAACGGCTCCGCGAAGCGGTCCACCGCGTCGGTGGACATGCCGTTCGCCGCCGACATCATGGCGTTGACCTCGGTCGCGGTCTTGCGCTGATCCGCGCCGGCGACGCTCGCGATCGCGCCTTGGGTGGAGCCCACGCGCTTCATGGCGAGGTTGCGCGAATAGTCCTGCTGGTAGACGTGGTCCACGCCGGGATTCTTGGCCCAGACGATCTCCATGCCGTCCAAAAACTCGCCCGCGCGAAAACGAAAGGGCGTCGAGCGCTTGTGTCCGGAGAGGAACGGCTTGCCCGCGAAATCAATCGCGATGGCCCGCGTGGTCCGGTACGTGGAGGCCTCCTTCTGGTCGACCTCCAGGATCTCGGGAATGCCGCGCGTGTTGTAGAACCCGGTGGCGTCCTCGTTGCGGAACTGCACGAAGGGCCATTCGCGCACCGGCGGTTCGGACTCCACGCCGATCAGCGCGACCCAGGTCCAGGGGCGGTCTGACAGCACCAACTCCGGAAACTGCGGGCAGAAGCAGCAGACGCGCCGGCCGAGGTCGGCGGTCTCGTAGTAGACTTCCCAAACGTCCACCATGGTCTGCGAGTTGGCCAGCGCCGAGTCGCGGAAACGCGCCCGGTCCTCGCCAATGTCGCGCATCGCGTAGACCGTGCCGCTCTGATCCGAGCCGGCCTTCTTGACGAGCACCGTCGCGAGCAGCAGACGCGCGGTCTCTTCGTCCCAGCCGTTCGCGGCGACCGCCCGGCGGAACTCGGCCCGGGTGAACTTCATCATGTGGCAGACGCGCTCGGCTTCCGAGAACTCGCCCGTGGCGGTCGGCACCACAACCGACAGAGGCGACACGGGCAGAAAGTCCGGCACGGGCAGCACGCCGCGTCCGGGGGCCTCGACCAACTTCGCAACGCCGAAACCGAAAGTCAGCTCATCGTCCACGATCTGCGACACGCGGGCGCGGGTCTTGCAGCCGTGGCGCAGGTGGAAGTCGAAGACCGCCTCTGCGGCTTCGGCGTATTCCACGGCCACGGGGTCGAGCCCGATGAATTGGGCCAGCCGGGGTGCCTGCCACAGCACCGTGACGCAGCTCTGCTTCAGCTCCCGGACCATATCGTCGATCAAAGGATCCACGAGGTTCGGGGCGCCGTCGTAAACCGGCTTGGCCGTGTTCTGCCGCTTAAAGCGTTCGGTCCGGTTCTTTTCCGCCCGCGCGAACCAGTCGCGCCGGTCGGACAGGTCCGCGTCAATCGCGGACTTTAACGCGCTGAACCGCGCCTTGTCGCTCGCCAGAAGTTCTCCATTCATCGTGTCTCTCCTTCCAAAACCGTATTGCACTTGAGTGTTGAGCGTTGAACGTTGAGCGTTGAGCGTTCCTCTTTTCTTCTCCCGCTAATCTGCTACCCCGGCTACCCCGGCCACCCCGGCTAATCATCCCACACGCTCCCCGCCGTTTCCTCACGGTCGCGCCGGCGGCGCGTTGGCGAGGCGATCTCCGCGCTGAGCGCGGCGGCCTCCGCAACGCCGTCGCCCATCACCTCGGGCAGCTCCCAGAAGATCATCGCGATCACGTCCGAGCGGTTGGGCGAGTGGGGCAGCTTGTGCTTGGGCACCAGCTTCAGCGGCGAACTGCCGACATCGTAACGGGCGAAAGCAAGCTCCTCGCGCAACAGGTCATCGTCCGGCAGGCGGACGTGGCCCATGCGCAGCCGGTCGGCCAGCGTGAAGTACGCCTCGGCGCGGGCGTTGCGGTAGAGGGCCTTGTCGCGAGGCTCGCCGCCGAAATCGAAACGCCGCAGCGGGTAGCCCGAGCGGTCGAACTGGTTGATGACCACCGTGCCTAGCCCGCCGTCATCCGCCAGGCAATCCTCGGCGGGGACGCCGCAGCGCTTCAGCCGCTCGATCACGAGAGACACCAGCCGGTGGTCATCGGCCTCGAAACCGGCCCACTCGATCCACGCCTCGTTGCCGTCGCAGACGGCCAACACCTGCTCATCGCCGCCCGCCGAGATGTCGAGCGCGGCTTTCTTGTACTTGCCCTCGCCCCAGCGGGCGGGCTGCCCCGACATCGCGAGCGCCACGCGCTGCATGTCGAAGACCATGCCCGCCGAGGCGGGCATAAACTCGCCGTAGATCATCGACTGCACCAGCTCCGGGCGCAGGCTCTGGATCTGGTTCTCCAGGTCGGCGCGTTTGGCCGGATCGTCCCACAGGTGCGGGCAGTCCATCGCCTGCACGCGGAAAGTGTTCCAGCGGCTCGCGTGCTTGGTGAAGCAGTCGTAGAACGGGCCGAAGGAAGGGCCGGGCGAAGAGAGGTTGATCCAGCGCGTCGCGTGGCAGCGCTCGAAAGCCTCGTAGAGCGAGAGCGGCGGGGTCTTGGCCTCGTCCATGATGAGCATGAGGCTGGACTTGTCAGCGCGGGAGGCCATCTCGACCCACTCTTCGCCGGTCACGCCGAACCCGAGCAGAGGGTTGTCGCGCCCGAGGATCTCGCCCGACCGGCGCGGCGGCTCGTGCCAGCCCTCGGCCTTGCCGGGGTTGTCGGTCGAGAACGACACGAGGCGGCTGCCGGTGCCGTTGTGCCGCCCCCAGCAGTCGCCGAACTCCCAGCCCGCGCCGAGCCTGCCGCCCCAGTTCTGCAGGTGCGGGAAGAGCTGGTCCTTGATCTGGCGGTACGAGCCCGACGTGGTGACCGTGAGCGAGCCGCTGAACGTCTCCATGTGCCACAGGCACAGGGCGAGCACCAGCGTCGAGGTCTTGCCCGCCTCGTTGCAGGTCCGCACGGCCACGCGCGAACCGCGGGCCTTCATCGCCCGCAGGATCTTCTCCTGCCACGGATACAGCTCGAAGCCCAGCCGCAACCGCGCATAGCAGTCCGGCTCAGCCAACGCTTTGAGTGATTCGTAATCCATCAGCCTTTACTCCGCCGGGCTTCCGAGATCGCGCCCGGAAAGAACGTGACGAAACGCCGGATGGCGTTGAATACGGTCATGCGCGAGACGCCTGCCGCGCCGGACACGTCGGCGACAGCGCCCATCGGCACGCGGCCCTGGTACTGTTCCATCAGGAGCATGATCACGCGCCGCTCCGCGTCAGGTGCCTGGGCGCACCACGCGGCGAACTTCGCCAGACCGCCGCGCTGGGCCTTGTCCGCCTTCGCCGCCCAGCCCAGCAGCCCGCCGATCCGGCCGTCGTCCGAGGGCGCGGGCTCGTCGAAATACTGGTCGAGCCCGACGAACGGCGGCGGCGGAATACCGTCAGGCCTGTTTTCAGCCACATCCTGCGGACTTGTGAAATCGTCATCGTCGCTCATGCCGGTGCCTCCCGTTGACGCATGGTTTACACAAAACCTCGCAAGGCTGTCAATCACGTAATGATACGTAATATCAATTTCTCAGGACCGAAAAAACACACAGAATTCTATATAGTTCTAAAAGACTCTCTTCTAATAAGGTGTCTACCGTCAATTTGACGGTAGTCTGGCGTCAATTTGAAGGCAGTTCTACCGTCAATTTGACGGTAGCTACCGTCAATTTGACGGTAGAGCCAGACGGGCAAGGACACGCACAATCCACCTCCTGAACAGAGATACAGGTCAGGCAAACACCGCCGGATCAGGGTCAGGGTCAGACAGGGACTGCGTCTCGAAAAGGGGGTCGAAACCCGGTTAGGGGGTCCGAGAGGGCCGAAACCCTCAGAAGGAGGGTCGCGAAGGGGTCCGAGAGGGCCAGAAAGGAGGTCGCAGACCGTCGAAACCCCTCGGAAGGAGGGTCGCGGACCCGGACAGGAGCACCGAGAGTGCCGAAAACCCATCCCTGAGAGACGAAAAGGAGGTCGCAGACCCCCGAAAACGCGACGCGTCACACAGGATCACTACGTTCCCTCGCTTCCCGAAGCGCCAAGGGCCATTTCATGGAGACCCTGCGGGGCCAGGCCCCCCCGGAAGCCGTAAAACGGCTTCCCTCCCCCCCAAGACGCGAACACCCGCAACGCCCACCGCCGCAACCCTACCCGACGCGACAAAACCCGCCGCGCGGCATGTCCGAACAACCTTCGCCACGCCGACAACGACCGCCGGCCGGACAACCACCGCAACGCCGGCACGCAGAACGCGAACAAGGCCAACGCCGATCTGCGTTTTGAGATTCATGGTAAAAATACAACCCGCGAACTCGGTCGCCGCCCCCCACGCCCGCAGGATAGCGGGCGGAGAAAGGGGGGCGGCTCCCTCGCGCCGGTGCCGCCGCCGCAGGATAGCGGCGGGGGACACGGCACCTGTG